ATACAGATAGAAATATATTTATAGAGGGAAGGGGAGAAGCGTAACCACGCGTGCGCGCACACGTATGGGTCTTCAAAACTGCTCCCGTAACAAAAAGCGTAAGAACCCAGTCCCCACAAGGGTTCTGAGCTCTTACGCCTGTTTACGCTGTAAGAAAAACCGTAAGGTCCTAATCGCTGAAAACCCTTACCGCGACTGACCTGCTCACCCCGGCGATGCCGCGAAAGTGCGTCGGTCCCCGTTTCTCCGCTCCATCCAATCGACCCAGCACGGTGCTCCAGCTGGCGCCCCAGGGTGTCTCACGCAGGATGCGGCGGACCCCTTCGGCGGTGTTGGAGATCAGCAGCCGATCCCCCTCTACCCGGAACCCTAATCGCCCTAGGTGTGCCACGGCAGCATCGGACGGCACGTCACCCCCCTCTGTGCCGCTGCGCGCCGCCTCCGCCAGCTCCCAGACTGTTCGGGTCAGGACGGTGTTCCGCGCGTTAATCCTGGCCCCGTCGATCACGATCCGCTCCAGCTCGACCCGGACCTGGTGCTGCAGGAGGTTCTGAAGGCATCGCTGTTCGTCGGACTGCTCCGCAGCCTCCCGATACGGCTCCCAGTCCTGCTCATCGATCAGCCGCAATGCCTCCGCTTCGCTCGGCACGCGATCGTGCATCAGGCACCACGCGCCCGCCAACAGAGTCCCGTACTGATCCCCCTGCCGCTGGCTCCCGAGCCGTGTGGCTGCTGCTGAGCGAAACACAGCGACCGCATCGCGCACCACAGGAATCAGCCGCACCATGCGGGCCGCCAGTGCATGGCCGGTGCCTGGGGTGATCTCAGCGGTCAGTCGTTGATCCAGATCCCGCCAATGGGCATGCCGCTGAGCCTCTGGCAGGCTGGCCGGGCTGCGCATGGTGAGCTGGGCGAAGCGGCTTTCGTCGGCGCCGTGGCGCAGGGCTGTGTTGATACTGCAGAGCAGGAACATGGACCGCACCATGAACCTCTGCGGCGTGCCATCGGCACCACCGCGCCCGATGAAACCCTGGCTAGAACTGGAGCTAACGCGGGCCAGCGCCAGGATTTGCTGTATCCGCGTCCTGTCCGATTTTTCGTGACTGTCAGCTTCGTCCATGACCACGGGAACCCCGTCGTAGCGCAGTAGTTGACGGATGTTCGCCTCTGTTGTGCTGCCCTCTGGCTGAAGCGCGAAATCTCTTAGAAGGGCCACCAGAAACCGATCCAAAAGCGTCGATTTCCCTGAGCCCTTGCCGGCCGTCAGCCAGACGTGTGGGCGCCACCGCAGCGCCCCACCGATCGGCGCCAGGGCCGCCCAGCCGGCCAGGAGCAGGCCACTGGCCGGCACGTCCCACAGAAACCCGCCAGCGATGGTGATGATCTCTGCCCCCTGCTCTGCCGTCAGCGGCGCCACGTCCGCAGGGAGTTCGATCGCCGCCAGCCGCTGATATTTGAACCGCGACCCCGGCAGCTGGAGTGGCCGCTCCACCCCATCAACCAGCAGCCGATCCCCGAGGTGAAGCACGGACCGCCCGTCGTCCCACCAGGCACCACGCCCACGGATCCGCCCCGGGTCGAAAATGCCGACCTGATGTTGCAGCTCGTACAGGTGGGAGCTGGCCTCCACATAGTTGGGGCCGCCGCGCCCGCCGGGGAAGGCTGTCTCCCACCACTGCAGGGGCGCCAGCATGTTGAGGTGAGCGGCGTTGTGGCTGGCTGCCGTGAGCCGGATTACCTGCCCCGTGGTGTGTGGTTGGTAGAAATACGACCCGTTATCGAACCCCAGCAGATCGAACGGGTACCGGGGCCGCTCCGGTTCACCGGCGGGGGGCGCGGGGGGTGACGGGGGCTCCACTGCGGGCACTGGCTGCGCCAACCGCTCCAGCTCCGCCGCAGCACGCTCCGGCGTCCAGCCATCGCCAGCCGCATCGCCCAGGTCCCATTTCGCCGGCACCCCCTCGGGAGGTGTCACGACCGCCACGGCGCACCCCAGGCCCTGCAGGTGCTCCGCCAGCCAGGCCATCACCGCCCGGCCGTCGCGGTCGTTGTCGGGCCAGAGCGTGACGTTCCTGCCCGCCAGCGGTGACCAGTTGGTGTGTTGCTTCCCCTCCTTGCCGTGGCACCAGGACACCGCCACGTGATCCGGGAACAACAGGGCCGCCCGGTTGGCCGTGCGCTCCCCCTCCACCACCAGCACCGGCGCATCAGGTGCCGCCAGTAGCTGGGGTAGCCGGTAGATCGGCCGGGGCGCCGGCCACTCACTGGTGAAGTCGTCCCGCCTGCTGGGCCTGTGCCAGCGGCCATCGAGCCAGGTGCGGTGGACGAACAGCTTGCCGGGCTTCCCCCCGGGAACCTTCGGCGGCTGCGGGATCCGCTGGATCCAAAAATCCGGGTTCTCCGGATCAGCGCCGTAGGGGTACTGCTCCTCGGCCTTGTCCAGAAGTGGCGGCGGAGTGCCAGCCGGTGGCGCCGTGGGGATCCGGGCCGGCTTGCGGGTGCGCCGCGAGGGGGCCGGAGCGCTGGGGCCTGGCGTCACCGGCCGCGCCGTGGTCACCAGCCCGCAGTACGCCTCAGCCCTGGCTGCTGCTGTGGAGAAGTCGCAGCCGAGCATCCTCGTCAGCAGATCAACCCCGTTGCCGCCGCCGCCGCCGCCATGCTTGCCGCCGCACTGGTTACAGAACCACTCGCCCATGCCATCGCTGACGTCCCAGCGGAACCGGTCAACGTTCCGTCCCGGGCCCAGGGCGATGCCGTTGCGCTCGCAGGCTGGGCAGCCCTGCGCCTGGCCGCTGAAAGCCTCCGCGGGCACGCCCGCCAGGGCGCCGAGGATCTCCGGCCATCGCCCGGCCGTGATCCGCTGCAGATTATTCACGGCGTCAGGCCGCTGTCAGTGGGCTGTGGCCGCTGTCGCTGTCCATGTCTCGGTTGATCAGCTGCCTCACGTAGACCGATTTCGGCACCCCGCGCCGCGCCACGCGATCCAGATACTCGTCCTGCTCACGAGTGATGCGGAGGCCAACCGTTCGCATTTGTTCACGGGCGGGGCTGGTGTCGTTAGGACCGTGACCGTCTGGCATGTTGCACGTTTCGCTACGGACAGCACCATAGCGGCAACCGCTTGTGTATCGCAACGACAACCGCTAGGGTACTGGGGCCACCCAGCAAGCCCGCTCCCAGCATCACGCCAGCCACTGCCCGGGTCAGGTGGTGGTCGTCGGTTCCGCAAGGTGGGCCGGCCTGGCCTCTGCGCAACAACGGGACCCGTCGAGGTTCGTCGGTGATTCCAGGCCCTGCAGGGCGTCGTGGACGGCGACAAGCGGGGGTGGCACCCAATCCCATATCACCGGTGATCACCCTCCACCCCCACCAGGACGACCTGATCCACCGCACCCGCGTCAACGGGTTCCACGCCGGCCATCGCCGCGTGCTGACCCAATCGCCCACGGGCAGCGGCAAGGGCACCATGCTGGCTCACCAGGTCCGACGGCTGGCCAGCAGCGGCGCCCGTGTCCTGGCCCTGGCCCACCGCAAGGAGCTGGTGGCTGACCTGTCGGGTCGCATCGGCCGGGCTGGCGTGGAGCATGGCCTGATCGTTCCGAGGATCTGGGCACCGTTCCAGCCCGAGCTGAGTGTGCAGGTCGGCAGCGTGGACACAATCGGCCTGCGCCTGGGCTCCATCCCGCCTTGGGATTGGCTGATCATCGACGAGGCTCACCACCTGGTGGAGGGGAACAAGTGGGGCCGGGTCGTCGAAGCGTGCCCCGATGCCTGGCTCTGGGGCCTGACGGCCACGCCCGAGCGACTGGATGGCCGCGGCCTGGGCGTCGGCTACGGCGGCTACTTCGAGCATTTGGAGATCGGCCCGTCTGTCGAGTGGCTGGTGGATCACGATTTCCTGGCCCGGCCGCACTGCTATTCAATCCCAAGTGCCGACCTGGACGGCATTCGCAACCCCGACACTCTGGCGGGTCAGCAGCGGCAGGCCGAGATGCTGGCCACCCGCCAGGTCATGGGCGACGTGGTGAGCCAGTACCGCAAGCGGGTTGCGAATCACTTCAACGGCACCTGTATCACGTTTGCCCCCAGCGTGGAGCGTGCCGAGGCCTACGCCATCGCGTTTCGAGATGCTGGGATTCCTGCGGCTGCGGTGCACGGCAAAACCCTGCCAGACGAGCGGGCCATGATGTTCAGGGACCTGGGCGATGCGAGCCTGAAAGTTTTGGTGAACTACGAAATCGTTGGTGAGGGCGTCGATGTGCCCGGCGTTGCAGCGGTTCAGCTGGTGCGCCGCACTGCCAGCCTGTCGTTCTATCTCCAGATGCTGGGGCGGGGGCTGCGCACGGCCGACGGCAAAACCCACATGGTTGGCCTTGACCACTGCGGCAACATGCGCCAGCCGGGTTTTGGCTCCCCGCTGCAGGATCGCCAGTGGAGCCTGCAGGGCCGGAGCGCCCGCCCGCGTGAAACCCTCCCGGCTGGCAAGGCCTGCCCTCGCTGTGATGCGTTCATCCCAGGCCAGCCGAAGGTCTGCCCCGAGTGCGGGCACCGGTTCCTGGTCTGGACCCGCCCCGTCGAGCACGTCGATGGTGAGCTGGTGTATGTCGATCCGCGGATGGAGAAGCTTCGCGACGAGGAGCGCCGCCGGCAGGAGCGCCGGGAGCTGATCCGGGCCTGTGATGGCTCGTTGGCTGGCCTGCAGGATCTAGGCCGGATGCTGGGCTACAAGCCCGGCTGGGCCTGGACCCAGCACGATCTGCCGTGCTGGCAGCACAAGCGAGCCAGCCGCGCCACCACCACCGCCGCCTAACCCATGACATCTGAGGCCCGCGTCAGCCGCGAGATCATCACCCGCATCAACGCGCCGAACAGCGGCGCCAGGGTCTACCGCAACCACGTCGGCGGGAGCTGGCACGGTGAGAGCACCCGCGTCACCCCACAGAATCTGACCTCAGCCCGGGCCAGCCTTCAGCCCGGCGATGTGATCGTGCGCCAGGGCCGCTTCTACGCCACGGGCCTCAAGCCTGGCAGCGGCGACTGGATCGGCCTGGTGTCGGTGCCCGTAACGCCCGAGATGGTGGGCGAGACGGTGGGACTGTTCCTCAGCATCGAGACCAAGCGCCCGAAAAATGCCCAGGAGCGCCAAACCCAACAGGAATGGGCGGCGAACATCGCCCGCGCCGGTGGCCGTGCTGGGTTTGCCCGCAGCGCCGACGATGCCGCGGCGATCGCCTGGCCCGGCTGATCGGTTGCACAAGAGCAACCGTTGCGCTATCGTTTGTGCAACCACCGCACGAGGCAGCACTCATGTTTACCAAGGCCACCAAAGAGGCGGCCAAGCTTCGAGCCGCCGTCTTCGGGCCATCCGGCGCCGGAAAGACCTTCACCAGCCTGCGTCTGGCAACAGGCATCGGTGGGCGCATCGCGCTGATCGACAGCGAACGGCGCACGGCTTCCAAGTACGCCGATCGCTTTGAGTTCGATGTTGCTGATCTGGGCTCAGGTCAGCACAGCATTGACAGCTACGTCAGGGCAATCAGAGCAGCCGCTGAGGCTGGCTACAACGTCCTGATTATTGACAGCCTCACCCACGCCTGGCAAGAGCTTCTGGCTGAGGTTGACGCCATCGCAAAAGCCAAGTACCACGGCAACACCTGGTCAGCGTGGAGCGTCGGCACGCCCAAGCAGCGGGCCTTGGTTGATTCAATCCTGGACTATCCAGGGCATGTGATCGCAACCATGCGATCCAAGACCGAATGGACCACCGAAAAGGACCGGAATGGCAAGGACAAGCCGGTAAGGATCGGGCTTACACCAGAGCAAGGCAAAGGGATTGAATACGAGTTTGACATGCTGTTTGAGCTAACCGTTGATCACGTTTTGACCGTGATCAAAGACCGCTCCGGCAAGTTTCAAGATCGCTTCTATTCCTCCCCTGGCGAAGTTTTCGGCGCTGAGATGGCCGAATGGCTTGACGAGGGCGCCCCGCCGATGAGCGTCACTGCTCAGATCGTGGCCAAGGCCCGCGCTGTGGGCCTGACGGATCTAGGTATGGCTTCCATGCTTTGCCAATGCGGCGTGAAGGCGCTTAGTGATCTGAACCCTGCGATTCAACTGCAGGTGCTCAACACCGCACTGAACAACCCGGCAACAATCCAATCCTGGAATGCCGGAGTTGACAGCCGCAGCGGACAACCATTGACCAGTCTTCCTGCTGCACAATCGCCAGACCGCGTTATGACCGTTCTGGACGCCGACGGCGACCCGGTAGACGTTCCGGCCGGCCCCGAGGGTGAAGACCCCCAGGAGCCAGCCCCCAGCCTGGCCGAGCTCCGCACCCACGCCACCATTGCCTGCCGCACTGCCGGGCTGACCTTGCCGGGCCTGGAAGCCTTCTGCTCTGAGCTCACTGGCGGCGATGGCAATCACCTGGATTTCGTTTCACCCGATCTCCTGGCCAAGATCGGTAGAAACGGCATCAGCCCCGAAACCGTCGCCCGCTGCAACGCGGCCGGCGAGGCTATGACCGTCGCCGACGATGACGAACCCCCTGCCATCTGGCAGACCACCGAACCCCCCACAACCCCTTCCGCATGAGCATCAACTCAATCACCCTCGTCGGCCGGGCCGGCCGCGATCCCGAAGTCCGCTACTTCGAATCCGGCACCATGGTTGCTAATCTCACCCTTGCTGTCAACCGCCGCGTTCGCGACGAGGAGCCGGACTGGTTCAATCTTGAGATCTGGGGCAAAACAGCCCAGTTCGCTGCGGACTACGTCAAGAAGGGATCCTTGATTGGTGTCATTGGCACCATGCGCATTGAAAAGTGGACAAACAAGACCACTGGCGAACAGCACAGTAAGCCCGTGATTCGCGTTGACCGCCTGGAGCTGCTCGGCAGCAAGCGCGATGACGTTGCCACGCCAGCCGCCAGCCCTGCTGACTCCCCCCTGCCACGCCCCGCTACCCCGACATCCCCGCCAGTGTGGGACGGGGGCGGTGGCGTGGCCGGCGATAACATTCCGTTCTGAGGCGCCATGACTCGCAACCTCACCTGCCTGGTGATCCTCCTGCTCGTTGGCGGCTGGCTCTGGCAGGTCCACAACCCTGACCCCAGCGACTCGTTTCCCGAGTTGCGCCGACCCCCTGGCGGGGAGGTGCAGCTGTGATCACCTGCAGCAGCTGTTCCAGCGCCATCCCAGATCCCGCTGAGCGGTGGCCCGACGATCACGACGGCACCCTCTGCCAGGGGTGCTGGGAGCGAGCTTGCTCGCGGTCCTGGTGGGTGATGGTGCGAGCCCTGGGGAATGCCGGCCTGCTCGAACCGTGCATGGATTTGCCAGCAGCGGAGGTGCAGCCGTGAGCCCCATCATCTGGGAACAGCACCACGATTCTCCGGATGCGTGGTGTGTTTACTACGGCGAGGCTGTGTGCATTGCTGCCGTCGCCCCCCAGCCTGACGCCGATGGCCACTGGCAGGGTGTCGTGAGGCCGCGGCCCGATGGCCCCTACCAGGGGATCAGGATCGACTACTGCCCCAGCCGCGAACGGGCCATGGGTGTGGTTAGCCGCGAGCTAATGCGCCACTGGCCGGAGGTTGTCAACGCAGAGCACCCGCCAGGGGATGGAGGTGCGGCGTGAGTGATCCCGTCAACCACCCAGACCACTACACGGCCGGCCCCGTCGAAGTCATCGACATTTTGGAGCAGGCCGTAGCCAACGCCCCGAGTGCAGTTCTGGCCGGCCTGCAGTGGCAGGTACTCAAGTATCTGTTACGGATGTGGCTGAAAGGTAACCCAACACAAGACGCGCAAAAGGCCAGATGGTATCTAGATCGGCTAATTATTAAGTTGCAGCAAACAACCGACACCAACACACCATGACCAGCATTAACCCCCTTCAAGTCCGCTACTTCATTAAAGGCGGGAGGTGAAGCCATGCCCTGACCCTCGGCCCGCCGGAGCCATTCCGGTAACCCATCCCACTGCGCTCACCCCATGCCTACTCTGCGATTTGAAGGCTACTCTGACGACACCTTTGGCGAGGTGCTTCACACCAAAGACGACTACGACAACTGCGGCAGTTGCGAGCCAATCGAGTATCTGGTACAAGATCCGGAGACAGACCTTGGCGTGGTTGTGACCGGCCAATTTTGCCCGGGCAACTCAACTAACTGGATGATTGGCATAGCAAACTATCAGCCTGATGAAGAGCTAAAAATGCCTAAATGGCCAATGCGCTTTAATCCTGATGGCGATTGCAACGCCCTGGTCATTGAGGCGCCCGAGGGCGCGATTGTGCGTTGCCTGACGCGGGAAGACAGCGAGGGCTAACCCATGACCACCCCAACCCCCGCCGATCGCCTGGCGCTGGCGGTTTGCAGGGCTGGCAACATTTTCCCTGACACGCCTATTTGCGCCACTCCCTGTGGCCAATGCCGCCGCATCAGCCAGAACCATGCCCGTGAGCTGGCCGCCATCCTCCGGGAGCGGCACGGCGGCAGCTCAACGACCGCCGATTGGCTGAACGGGATCGGCGAACACCAACCCACCGAGGAGACCCCATGACCACATTCCGCGCCCTGTGCGCCGAGCTGTTGCAGCCACTAGCTGAGTACGACAGCGCCAATCCGTATCACGATCACCGCGACCTGATCGACCGCGCCCGCGCCGAGCTGGCCAGGCCCGAGCCGGCGGGGCCGACCCGCGAAGAGCTTCGAGCCATGGCCTTCGAGTTTGCCGCCCGCCCGCCGGAGGAGTTTGCCCTGGCCGTCCTCGCCCGCTGGGGCCGGCCTGCTACCGAGCCCACCCCGGTGAGCGAGCGGCCATGGGAGCGCGACGGGTGGTGCGATGCGCAGGGCACCTGTTGGATGTGGCATCCAATCAACTTCCACTACTGTCTATGCCGTCCTGATCCGTCGGTGCATACCCATTCGCTCCCCCACTGGGTCCTCCCGCTGCCCATCCCCGAGAAAACCCCATGAAACTCACCTGCTCCCAGGCCGACTTCAACGATGACAACCAAAGCGCCGACATCAGGACTGGTGCTGCTTTTGAGCGGAAGCGCATCTGCGCAGTCATAGATCACACAGCCGAACATCTTCACGAAATCAAAGAAATCGGCGAGGTTGATCCCGCTCTTTATACATTTGGCCGCATGATTTTACGGCGGCTTTCCAAGACCGTAAAAGATCTTCCTGATTTCGAGATCTCCTTTGATGAATCCGACCCAACCCCAACACCCGAAACCGGATCCGAAAGCCCCCTTAGCGAGTTCAGCCAGGGCGAGATGCCTCTGGGCTGATCACCAACCGCCACCCTAACACTATGAACGACACCTTCCGACCACCAAACAACATGGTTAGCAATGGGCGCAATCCCAACTGGGATTCTACATGCTTTTCCTGTACGCATCTTAGGCTAGCCAGTGACAGTCCAGTGCATGGGTGGTGCCAGCATCCTGGAAACCGCGTTCCTCCTCTATCTGGTTGGCCCAACGGATTTACCCCCAGCGTTTCCATTACCGGTGGATGCGATTTGTATTCCGAGAAAACCCCATGAAACTCACCTGCTCCCAGGCCGAACTCAACCAGGCCCTGGCCCTGGTGAGCCGCGCCATCTCAAGCCGGCCATCCCATCCAATCCTGAGCACCGTCCTGCTCTCGGCCGATGCCACCACGGGGCAGCTCGCCCTCACCGGCTACGACCTGGCCCTGGGGCTCCAGAGCACCATCCCCGCCAGCGTGGAGGCCAGTGGGACCACAGCCCTGCCGGAGCACCTGCTGGGGGGCATCGTGGCTCGCCTGGCCAACGACAGCCCGATCACCCTTCACGTCGCCAAAAAGGAGGCCACCATCACCAGCCTCACCGGCAGCTACCAGCTGTCGGCGGCCGATCCAAAAGACTACCCGGATCCGCCGTCCTCGGCTGGCGACGCCATGATCATTGATGGCGACGCCCTGGCCCGGGCGATCCGTGCGACGGCGTTTTGCGCCAGCACCGAAGAGTCGAAGCAGATCCTCATCGGCGTGCACCTGCTGCTCTCCAGTTATGGCCTCGAATGCGCCGCCACCGATGGCCACCGCTTGGCGGTGTTTGTCGTGACCGACGACGGCGAGACGGCCGACACCGGCCAACCGGGGATTACGATCCCCGCCCGCAGCATCCGCGAGTTGGAGCGGTTGATCAGCAGCAGCCCTGGTGCAGCGCTGACCCTGTGCCACCACGGCGGGCAACTGGTGGCCACCTGCGGTGATCAGCAGCTCACCAGCCGCACGCTTGACGGCACCTACCCGAACTACCACCAGCTGATCCCCTCCTCCTTCAGCCGCAGCCTCAAGCTCGACCGCCGCGGTTTCTCCCAGGCCCTGGAGCGGGTGGCGGTGCTGGCCGACGAACAGAGCGGGGCGATCAAGCTGCGCAGCGATCCCGAGTCCGGCACCGTCACGATCCTTGCCGACGCCCGAGACGTGGGCCGCGGCAGCGAATCCCTGCCGGTGGTCGCCGAAGGGGAACCGATCGAGATCGCCTTCAATGTCCGCTACCTGCTCGATGGCCTCAAGGCGATGACTTCGGACCAGGTGCTGCTGCACTGCAACGCCCCCACCACCCCCGCCGTGCTGGAGCCCGTGGATGGGCCGGCGTTCACCTACCTGGTGATGCCGATCCAGATCCGCAGCTGAATGTGGCGCTATTGTTTTCCTCTCGCCTCTGGCAAGCTGCCTGCAGGGAGTGCTTCAGCTCCTCAAACGCCACGGTGCTGACAGAGCTGTGGATGCGGCAGTACGGGGGGGCCGCGGCCTCCCCTTGACACCACCCCGGCCCGTGGTGCTACCATTTTCACATCACCGGCGAGGCCTGAGCGCCCCGGTGGTTCCCCCAGCATTTCCCCACCAATGAAAACCATCGCCCGTGCGGCGCGATTCGTCGCCGTTGCCTGTGTCGTAATCGGCATCCTCACCCTGAGGGTTGGCCGCGTTGTCTGGGCTCACCGCCGCGAGATCCGCGGCGCGGCTGTCGCTGCCTATGCCGCCTGCCGCCTGGCAGCTGAGTGGGCCTGGGAGCGCCGCTCCGCCGTCTGCGCCGCAGCCGCCGCCACCTACGCCGCCGGCCGCCTGTGCCGCGACGAGCTGGAGGCCATCAGCGACCGCGCCGCCCAGCTGGTGCACGCCGAGCCTCTGCAGCCGCTGCCGGCCCTGGCCCCGATCCTGGCGCCGCTGGTCGCCCTGCGGGAGGCGCTGGAGCGCTACCTCGATCGGTTCTACCCGGCAGTGGCCGGCTGAGTCCAACGCTGTCCCATCACCATCCCACCTTGCTACCACCATGGCCAACTGGATCAATCCTGCTTACAACTCTCTGATAATTACAAAGTCTTTGGTGCAATTCCAATCCCAAGAAGATAGGGAAACATGGGAACAAGTAATCAGCCTGTGGCAACAGGCTGATAAGTCCCGGAATGAACCCAAAGAACTTCTACGACTTTTTGGAGAAGGGTTGTCCCGTTTCATCTGTCTACCGTCATATCTCAAGAGCTACGTTGGCGTGTACGTTAGAAATGCATTAGGAGAAGCGGGCCACATCGCAAACGCGAACAAAATTAGGGTTACATTTAGCACAGAAGGAGCGGTTTTTGGCTAACCCCTCCTAACACCATCCCATTCCCCCACGATGACCGCCATCCCCATCCCCATGGCCCTGCCGCTGGCACGCTCCCAGCCTGGGCCGATCCACTCCACCCCAGACGGTCGCGTCTGGTTCGGGCGCGCCGACCGCGTCAACCCCGACACTCAGATGTTCGAGGAGGCATCCCTCACCCTGACCAGCGCCCCCCGCCAGGGAGACGACATTTGGGTTGACGCCAACGCCATCACCATCCCCGGCACCCAGCCCCGCCCCTGGCCCACGCTGGACGACCTGGAGCGCGCCATTGCCGAGGCCCGCGCCGCTCTGGCGGGTATCCCACGATTCCACGCCGCCGCCGCTAGGGAACTAGCCAGGGCAGCCTGCTGGAAAGCTCAGCGGGCGGTTCAGGAGGCCCGGATCGCCGTTGCCGAGGCCGCCGCCGCCGCCGAACGGGAGCGGCAAGAAGAGGATCGGCGAGGCGAGGAATGGCTCGCGGCCATAGACGCCCCGAGCGACCAGCCCGACCTCAGCGAGCTGGACGACAACGACCATCCAGCGCTGACACCGTCTCAACGCACACCAACCTGACATGACACTCTCCACAGCGCCAGATCCGACTCAACCCGGCCCCGACTGGGAAGGGCCGGAGCCAGAGACCGCGATCGTCCCCGCCCACGAAGCCGAGGCCATCACCCGCTGGGAGGCCCTGGCCCACCAGATCGCCCAAGCTTCCCAAGAGGCCGAGGGCAAGGTGTTCCACTACCGGACACCAGCCGACAACAAGGCCGCCCGGTCCTACATCGCCAGTCTCCGCCGGCTGAAAGGCAACATCGAGCGAGCCCGCAAGGACGCCAAGGCCGTGCACCTAGAGCGCGGCCGCGAGGTGGACAACACCGCCAAAACCCTGGAAGGGGCTGTCCAAGGCCTGATTGATCCCCATCAGGATGAGCTGGACAAAATCGCCGCCGAGGAGAAGTTCCGGATCGCCCAGCACCGCGCCGTCCTCGATCGCATCGCCGCCCTACCCGAGGGGGTGACCACCAGCGACGAGGCTGACGACAGGCTGCTGCTGCTGGCCTCGATCGACACCAGCGTCCTGGAAGACTTCCGCGCTGCTGGCGAGGCCCGCCATGCAGACGCACAGACCAAGCTACTGACGCTCCGCGACACCCTGCGCCAGAATGAGGCCGATCAGGCTGAGCTGGAGGCCCTCCGCGCCGAGCGTGCCGCCCGGGAACAGGCCGAGCGTGATGAGCGCATCCGGCAGGAGGCGATTGAGGCCGAGCGCCAGCAAGCCGCCGAAGCCGCTCAGCGCGCGGAAGCCGAGCGCCAGGCCGAGCAAGAACGCCAACGCCTGGAAGCGGAGGAACAGGCGAAGAAGGAGCGGGAACAGGCCGATGCCCGCGAACGCGCTGAGATAGAGCGCCAGGCCCGCGAACGCGCCGAGTTTGAGCGCCGCGAGCAGGACGCCCTTGCCGCCGCTGAAAACGCCCGCCTGGCACAGGAGCGGGCCGAGAAACGGGAGCGCGAGGCAATCGCCGCACAGGAACAGGCCAAGCGTGCCGAGGAGATCCGCCAGGCGGCAGAAGCTCTCCGGATCCAGCAGGCCGAGGAGGCGCAGCTCCGGCGCCGCGATGCACTGCGGGGGGAACTGGCAGACGTGATCGAGAACCTGCAGCGTCAACACGGGCCGCTTGAGCTCGCCGAGTGCATCATCAGCGGCAAGCTCCATCCCGCGATCACCATCGACTGGAGCAAGGCATGACCGACTCCATCTCCCAGGTCATCGAGGCCATTTGCGAAATCGTTCCGGCCCGCCGCGGCGACAACCACAACGCGGCATTGGTGCGACGCCTTGAGCTGCTGCTGCAGGTCGCCACCACAATGGCTGACGCCATCCCCGAGAACGGCGGCATCGACGTGATTGACGGCGCTGAGCTGACCGTCAAGGCGCACGCCGCGGCTGAACGGATCGACGCCAGGACCCGGCCACCACGCAGCCGGCAGCGATCGTTTCAACTTCCCCCCGGATACAGCCTGCCCCGCTTCAGCGAAGCCGCCGCGGAGGCCCGGCAATGATTGACAGCTGCACGATGGTCGCAGCCGCGATCATCCTCGCCACCTCACTCTGTACCGCCGCTGGTGCGTTGGTACTGGTGGTGCTCACGAGGGTTAGGCCATGAGCTGGCAACCTATTGAGACTGCGCCAAAAGATAGGCCAATTATGCTGTATCGTCCAAGCGCTACCCATTGGTGGCGTGTAGCACCTGGCAGATGTGCAGATAATTTGAATACTTCAAGAAGATCGCAGTATTGGCTTTGTGATTTACGTGTAATAACAAAAACCGAATCCAAGGTGCATCCGCCCACACACTGGCAACCACTCCCCGAACCCCCCGCCCCAGAAACCGATGCTTAAGAACGACCGCTGGATCAGGGAACAAGCCGCCGCCGGCATGATTGCGCCGTTTGAGCCGAAGCTGGTGCGGAAGGTGACGTACGAAGACTGGGATGCGATGGTGTCACGCCAGCGCCCCGTCCTCTCCTACGGCTGCTCCAGCTACGGCTACGACCTGCGCCTCTCGGCGAAGGAGTTCCTGATCTTCCGCCACGTGCCGGGCACGGTGATGAACCCCAAGCAGTTCAACCCCGACAACCTGGAACCCACGCCGCTGCACAATGACGAAGACGGCGACTACTTCATCCTGCCAGCCCGCTCCTACGGGCTTGGCGTGGCACTGGAGCGCCTGCGAGTCCCGCCCATGATCACGGTGATCTGCCTGGGCAAGTCCACCTACGCCCGCCTGGGAATCATCCTCAACATGACGCCAGCAGAGGCAGCGTGGGAGGGGCATCTCACGCTGGAGTTCAGCAACTCCAGTGGCGCCGACTGCCGCGTCTACGCCGGTGAAGGCGTGTGCCAACTGCTGTTTTTCGAGGGGGAACCCTGCGAGACCACCTATCAGGACCGCCAAGGGAAATATCAAGGCCAGGGTGAAACCGTTGTTACCGCGAGGATTTGACCGATGACCACACCACACAAGGCAACACCAGACGAGTGGAAGAGAGTCCGCCACTGGACTAAAGACGATGCCGTGGCTTCTGTCCTCCTTGAAGCAGCCGACCGCGTCGCCGCCCTGGAGGCAGTTCTTGCTTCCCACGGCGAGCAAATCAGCGGACTGCATTCGCAGCACAACCTGGTGGTGGACAGCATCACCGATTTGCAGGGTTGCGTAAATCGACTGGAAGCAGCCGCCAGCCCACCGCCTGCCGCTGACCATCTGGGCCGCCAGCACGCCGCCCAGGTCCGCCAGGAGCGGGAAATGGTTCCCGTGCTGCGGGTGCTGGTAAAACCCGGTCCAGGTTGCAATGCCTCGATTTCCGCATGGATTTCCAGCGTCGAAGATCTACCCATTGGGGAACACATTTTGTACGCCTTCCCTGGCGCCTCCCAGCCTCGCCAGGAGGATCTGCTGACCCAGCCCGCCCCGCTGAGCAGCAGCATCGAAGCGGGCATCGATCGCTTTGGCGAATGGCTAGCCCGCGAAATGCCGCCTGGCACCGTGATTGGCGATCCGCTGAACTGGGCGCCGCGGATCGCCATTGCTGTGCTCAATGCGTGCCAGGAGGTGGAACCCACCCCGCCGCCCGCGCCTGTCACCCCCGGCTGCGGATCAACCAGCAAAGCTGTAGGTTTCGCGGCCGCCCCCTTGCTATGGGTGCTCTGGCATCACCTGGGCGCAAGCAGCCCGGTAGGGCAGCCCATCAGGCGCTACCTCGGTATGGGCCAGCACGACCGCATGACCCCAGAGGGGATTGAGGCAGCAAAGCGCTGGGCCCGTGAATCAATGGGCGTTCAGGATTACTTGGACAGCATCCCGGCCTACTCGTCGGCCGCCCCCGAACCCACCCCACCGCCCGCGCCTACTGGTGGGTTGGTGGAGGAAGTGGCCCGGCTGCTTGCCAATCAGATTAGTACCATGCGGCCTGGCGCTGACTGCACGCCATTAGCTTGCACCGTGCTCTGCGTGGTAGCGGACGCAGCGGAAAAAATGGCACGAGACCCCAATCTCACATGGGAGCGGGTTGCCATCTGGTTGGATGCGGAATCCGAGGCGGAGGGACGGGCCAATGGCTAAACCCCTCTCCCCCGCCGCGCAAGCGGTGCTGACCGAGCTGACGCAACAGGCGTACGTATTAGACCCGGCCGATATTCCGCGAGAGGCGCCGCGGATGGCGCGGCTGGCTGCCACCGCCCTCCGCGCCGCTGCGCTCAGTATGCACCGCGGCAAAGCGCGGATCCACGCCATTGCCGACGAACTGGAGGGCTGGGCCGATGGATGACAACCTGAGAGCACTGGCTGTCCTGGTGGTGCTCTCCGCCCCATTCGCGCTGTTCGCCCTGGTGCTCTGTCTGGAGTACCAGGCGATGGAGCGATGACTGATCCTCCCGTTATCGACGTGATCACCCGCCAGAACGGGAGTGTCGCGTGGCGAATCTGCGCCAGCGGGATTTGCGTGGCAGCTTCCACAATCCGCAAAGCGCGGTTTCTCCTGAACGCCCTCTGCCGCTCCCGTGGCATCGAGCCTCCTCGATGGCCTAGGGGTTAGGGGTTAGGCCTGCCTGGGCAGGTGGCCAGCAGGGTGCCCAAAAGCGCCGCAGCTTTTAGGGCATCCCCTGCCGCAGCCCCCCACCGATCCGCGCATTCCGGCCCGCGTCCAGAGCACAGGAGCGGCGCCCCAAAGGCGCCTACGGCAGAAAGGCCCGTGCAACCGACCAGGGCGATGGTGACAATCTTGTTCACGGTTTGCTTTGTATTTGCGGAAGAGTAGGCTGCGCCGGCTGATTGATAAGCGAGGGCAGCACGGCTTGACCGAGAGCAATAAGTGTAGCCAAAATAGCAATCGATTGCGCTATGCGAAACTGCAAGCTCGATACACTGTTTTTTTTCTCTTTATCGCTACCTTTTCTTTCGGCTTCATCTTTCTCTAATGTCTTTAGTGCATTCTTCAGTTCTTGAAGCTCTTTAGTGCTTGCAATTTTTTCTGCGTCATTGGCGGCCAATGTATTAACTTTTCTAAGCAAATCATTAAATTGATCTGCCGTCACCATCCGCCTTTCAATGTCTAGTTGCCGCATCTCTAGCCGGTCTACACGCTCTAGGTGGCGAGTGAGCTCGCGCTTGCTGTCTTGCAGGGACAGGTGTACCGCCTCCAACAAGCCTTCAACTTTGGAGAAGCGGTTGTAGAACGGCAGGAGATCAGATTCTCTCATGGGCTGTACGGAGTCCGCTTGCTGTAGATCATGCCGAGACCGCCGCCTGAATCTGTGCTCCGGTGGTGTCCACCGTGGCCACATGCGACAGCCTGCCGGATGCAAACTGGCCCATGGCTGTTACCACGTTGGCCTGTGTCAGCACA